CCGCGTGGGCCGGCCCCCTTCACCGCGTCGGCGATGGCGCTGACGTCCGCCGTGTGGAGCACCTGTGCCGGTGTATCCGGCGTAGCGCAGGATTCGCGCGTAGCGGGCGTCCGTGCTCTCGCCGGCGGCCGCGGATCGCCAGGCGGTGTACAGGTTGGAGATGGCCGTCGTGCTGAGCAGGGTGGGGAACTCGGCGGCGAAGCTGATGTCGCCCTGGAAGTTCCAGATGGTGCCGCCGCCGACGGTGACGTCGACGAAGCCGCCGAGGTTGTCGCCGATCAGGCCGGTGGGGGTGCTGCCGCTGGTGATGCCGGTGAACGTTGCGGCGTTGCCGTCCTGGGAGACGATGACGGTGCCGGTGGCCTGGTTGTAGCCGATGGTGAGTAGGTGCCAGTCGCTGTCGGCGCAGTTGGTGGCGCTGCCGCCGCCGCAGTAGACGTTGACGGCGGTGCCGTTGCCGGCCGGGCCCTGCATGTGCATGACCGGCTTGCCGTCGGTGTACAGGTAGACGTAGATGTGGCTGCCGGAGGGGAAGCCGCCGGAGCGTTGGGCGTCCATCGTCGACCACATGCACGCCGCGACGGTCGGCAGCGGGCCCGTGTACCGGAAGGCAATCATGCGGGTCCACAGGGCCGGGTTGGCCGGCCCGGTGATGCCCGCCGAGGTGAGCTTGATGAACGTGGCCGCGGAGGGTAGGTTGGTGCCGGGGTTGGCGTTGGCGAGGGTGGCGACGCTGCCGGTGCTGCCGGTGTAGAGACCGGAGGCGTGGGTGGCGGTGATCTCGTTGCCGAACGTCAGCGACCCGGCGCCGTACTTGCTGATCCCGAGCGGGGCCGCGGGGACGTTGCCGGTCGCATCGGTGACGGAGGTGGAGCCGGCCGGGTCGTCGAGCTTGAACAGGAAGCGGGGGCTGCTGCCGTCGATCTCCTCGCTGAGCGGGTCGTCGAGCTGCTTCTGGCTCAGCAGCGCGAGCGCGTCGACGAGGCTCGGAGTGACCTTCCCGTACGTGCCGCTCATGTCCCACGACGACGGCCACCGCTCGGTGTAGCCCGCGTACAGCGGGTACCAGACGCCGGGGCACACCCATGTGGTGGCGGCGGAGCCGCGCTCCAGCTGCCACCCGTCGACCTGCACGCTGCACGTGCTGGCCGCGGTGGCGGCGGTGCGCAGGTTCACGCGCAGCAGCGCGGCGTTGGCGGGCGCGGTCGCCGTGACGGTGAGAGTCGACCACGCGGCGGTGGCGGAGCCCGTCAGTGTGACCGTGGAGCCGGAGGCGGCGGAGATCTGCGTCTGGGTGGCGTCCATCCACACCAGCGCGGCGTACACCTGCACGCTGGTGGATCCGGTGATGTTCCGCGTGCGGATGGAGTGGGTGTAGGTGACGCCGGGCTGCACGGCCGGCTGCGGGGTGTAGACGATACTGGTGTTGGCGCCGGTGCCGGACGGCACGGAGAACTGCATGACGGTCGAGCCCTGCCAGGCGGTCGCGGAGGAGACGAAGCTGCCGCCGGTGCCGTCGGTGAAGGTGAAGATGCTCGGGCCGCTGGTGCTGGTGTCGATCGTGCCGAGGGGCTCGCCACCGAGGTCTCCGCCGGTTGCCTGCACCTGGGTCAGCAGGTTGCGGGTCGGCGGCCACTGGGCGCGGATGCGGTACGGCTGGTAGGGCTGGATGTGCCCGTAGTAGGGGCCGCTGGCGTTGGTGGGGTCGAGGGCGGCGTCGGTGTTGGCCAGCGTGACGCTGCCCTCGCCGGAGCGCACCTGGTCGGTCTCGTACTGGCGGCCGCGGGAGACGCTGACGGTGTCGCGGGTGCGGGCGGAGACGTCCACGTACCGGTCCAAGGGCGAGTCGCCGCCGTTGGCGTTCCAGCAGGCGCCCCAGCCGTGCTCCACCGTCGGCCAGTTCAGGTTGATCTGGCCCGAGGCGGAGTCGTGGGTGTTGACGTGGTCGATGTACGCCAACGACGCGGCCTCGGTGCCCCAGTAGCCGCAGACGAACTGTGCGCGCACGGCGGTCGCGGACCAGGTGTAGGCGATCGTCGCCTGGGTGGTCCAGGTCCAGCCGTCCGGGGACGTGCTGAAGACGAAACTGCCGGAGGTCTCGGCGATCCGCCACCAGGAGTGGTTGTAGGCGTCGTAGGTGCCGACCGTGGTGGTGGTGTCCACCCCTGCGTTGGTGACGCGGCAGTACAGCGTGCCGCCGGAGTAGAACAGCGACGCCTTGTTGGTGGAGTTGAGCCAGACCTGCAGGAAGCACTCGGTGGTGCCGGTCCCGAGGGGCGGCGGCACGACTCTGGCGTACAGGCCGCTGCCGGTGGCGTCCCACGAGGAGGAGCCGAGCATCGGGTAGGCCGGCGTGCAGGAGACGACCACCCGGTCCAGGGCCGTGTCCAGCGTGACCAGCGGCGAGGTGTCCGAGGTGTTCCACAGCGCCGTGTTCAGCGTCGCGCCCCCGAAGAAGTCGCTGAGTGTGGACAGCTTGGGCACCGAGTACCGCCCTCTCCGGCGCCCGGCGGCGCCAGTTGTGCCGACCCCTGGGGGTCAGCGCTTGTAGTTCACCCAGGTCCCGGCGTTGCGGGCGCCCTTGCGGAGCATCTGCTCCTCGATGAGGTCCCGCAGCTTCCGCTCGGTGAGCACGTGGCCCTGAACGGTGACGTTGACGCTGTGGTGGATGATCGGGGCTGCGCCGCCCCCTCCGGCCAGCGCCAGGCCGCTCATGCTCGCGGTGCCGGCGCCGGTGACGGAGGCGGCGAGGTTGCGGGTGGCGGTGACGGCGTGGCCGGCGCCCTGGGTGATGCCCTGCGCGAGGCCCTGGGGGATGAAGACGCCGAGGTCCCGGAACACCTGGCTCGGGGACTTGATGCCGAGGGCCTTCTTTATGGCCTTCTGCATCGCCTTGGCGATCTTCATCATCTGGGCTTCGATCGCCTTCTCCTGCGACTGCAGCCCCTTGACCAGGCCCTGGGCGGACTTCAGCCCGGCGCCGTACATGGCGTCTGCGACCGCCGCGCCCGCGGTGTTCGCGGCCTTCGTGGTGGAGGCCTGCATCTGGTTGATCTGGCTGATCTGTCCCTGCGTCGCCGAGGCCAGCGCGGCCGCCGTCGCGCCGCCCTGGTCGACGCCTGCGGAGGCGATCTGCGAGATCAGGTCCGCGGAAAGGCCCTTCTTCTTCAGCGCCTGGAGCTGGGCGGCGAACTGGGTGGCCTTGGCGAGCTGGTCGCGCATCTTGTTGACGACGTCCTGCGCCGAGAGGGCGAAGCCTTCCTGCGGGGCGTCGGTGACCACCGAGAAGCCCTGCATGATGCCCGACGCCACCGAGTTGCGTTCGTCGGTCCACTGCTTCTGCACGGCGGCGAGCCTGGCCTGCGCGGCTTTCAGCGCCTTGGCGACGCTGTCCCGCTTGGCCGCGAGGCGCCGCATGACGGCGTCCTCGCGCTTGGCGTACGCCTCCAGGCGCTTGATCGTCGCCTCGTGCTGCTTGACCCACTTGTTGCTGACGCCCTTGGTGCCCTTCAGGTCGGCGACGCGGTTGTACGTCTGGGTCAGCAGGGACTCGATGCGGCGGGTCGCGGCCTTGACCCGTGCGGTGGAGCCGGTGAGGCCGTCGACCAGGCCCTCGTTGACGTAGATTCCCAGCTGCCGGAACACCTTCGACGGCGAGGCGATCCCCAGCGTTCCGGCGAACGCGTCCGCCGTAGCCTGCGCCGCCCCGCGCATGGTCGCCACCGCACCCGGCGCCCCTGCGGTAATGCCCTGTGCCAGCCCGACCATCAGCGCATGGCCGGAGTGCAGCGTCCAGCCCCGCCCCGAGAACGGCCCCTCCTTCGCCGGGCTGTGCGGGAAGAGGTTGGACAGGCGCGACACGACGCCCTTGGCCGCGTCATACGCAGCTCCCGCCATCGACTTGATGCCGTTGACGAGCCCCGAGATCAGCGCCCGGCCAGCACTCGTGAGCAGGCCGCCGAGGTTCCCGAGCGCAGACCGAATCCGCCCCGGGATGCCCCGGACGTACGACATGACCCGGCCTGCGATGATCTGGTTCGCGGTCAAAAACCGCAGGAACGCTGATCGTCCCAGGTTGTACAGGTAGGCGCCCAGCCGTGCGAGACCGCCGAGGATGCGCCCTGGCAGGGCGGCGACCCAGGAGACGAGCGATGCTCCTACGGAGATCACGGCGTGGTAGGCCTTCGAGAACGCCGAGGAGATCTTGCCCCAGTACTTCACGACGAGCGCGACCGCGACGCCGATCGGGCCGGTGAGCAGGCCGACGAGGAGCTGCCAGTGGCTCTTGACGAAGCCGACGACCCAGGAGACTGCGGCGCCGACGGCGCTCTTGATCTTCGACCAGTACTTAATCACCAGCAGGACGGCGACGCCGATCGGGCCGGTGATGATGACCAGCAGGAGCTGCCAGTGGCTCTTGACGAAGCCCACCACCCACGCCACCACTGCACCGATCGCGTGGAAGGTGGTGTTGACGATGTTCCGGAACCAGGTGAAGTGGTTGTACGCGTAGATCAGTCCGGCGACGAGCGCGGCGATCGCCAGGACGATCAGCCCGAGCGGGTTCGCGTCCATCGCCGCGTTCAGCAGCCACTGCGCCGCCGCGGCGGCCTTCTCCGCGACCGCGGACGCGATGAGTGCGACCTTCTGCGCCACCCAGGCCGCAGCTGCCCGCATGCCTGCCATCGCGCTTGCGGCTACGGACTTGGCGAAGTTCGCCGATGCGAGCGCGGCGGTCTTCATCGCCGCTCCGACCGAGCGAACCCCGGACGCCAGCCCTGCCCACGCCCCCCGCCCAGCCGACGCGGTTGCCGACGCCACCGACCGGCTGAACCCGCCTACTGACCGGGCGGCCTGGGCGGCGCCGTTGCGAACGCCTGTCCATGCGGAGGCGCCCATCTGGCGCACGTTGGACAGCGCCGAGGAAATGCCGGAGCGCATCCGGCCTGCGGCTGCCCGCACGCCGTCCATGGCGTACATGCCGCGCAGCCGCACCGAGTCGAACGCGGACCGTGCGCCCGAGGCCGCAGCGTTGAGGCCGCTGCGCAGCTTCCCGCCGACGGTGCCCGCCAGGCCGGACGCGTTCGAGGCCGCAACCTCGGCGCTGCGGAACCCGCGGACCACGTTGGCGGCGCCCTTGACCGCGCCGGCGCCCATCTTCGCGAAGCCGACGACGACCTTGCCCGCGCTGAGCGTCAGTTTCGCCGCATAGGCGACGACGGACAGGGCGAGCACGCCGCCGATGACGGCCGCGAGGGCCATCGCCGCGTCCTTGTGCCGGCCGATCCAGGCGACCGCGGAGGTGATGACCGGGATGAGCTTGGTGCCGATCTTGATCGCGACGACTTCGATGGTCTGCTTGGCCTTCGCCAGCTGGACGTTGAACAGCTTCTGCGTCTCTTCCCAGCCCTCCACGTCGC